AGCAATGCTTGCAAAGATATTTGAGAAACTTGAAAACAAGGCTGACAAATGAAAAAAATACTTCTGCTGGTTTTGCTCTCTAGCAATGCCCTTGCGGGCGACCTAAACGTTATGATGTGTAACGGAGAGTTTGCGCTGTGCGCTGCGTCTGCCAGCGTGCCAACTGGAAAAACAATCCGTGTAGATGGTAAGGAATTTCAGGAAGGTATGGCAGTTTGCCCAGTGTTAAAGGGCAAAGCTATTGCCAACTTTAATCTGATGAAGGGTAGTTGCCAAGCACCACCGGGTAAAGTCTGGTCACTTTTCTCGACGGTTACTGAGTATCCACAAGCTCCGTCTTGGGCAGTAGTCACAATGACTCCAAGAACGTTTGTCACCAACACTAAACCCGGTGGCGGCATGAGTAACCAGTGGAGCTTTTTGTGCGACAAGCAAGCTAAGAAAGTTAACGGCGTACAGCTTGCCAACTGCTATGGGCCTATCAATGAAAGTCCGTGGACAAATGGGCATGTAGTTCCAGGCACTGCATCGTTCACCGCTGCGCCAGTAGGAGCTGCAAATCCTGTTGGTGCTAATATTCCAAGCAAATGAACCCGCTGCTCATCTCAGGGCTGTTCTCTGCTGCTCAGTCATTGATAGAGCGTTTCTTTCCTGATCCAGAAAAGAAAGCAGAAGCACAAAGGGCGCTGCTTCAGATGCAGCAGAATGGGGAACTGGCTTTACTCGCATCTGAGACTGACCTTGCAAAGTTGCAGATTCAGGTAAATGTTGAGGAAGCTAAAAGCACGAATTGGTTTGTAGCGGGTGCAAGGCCGTTTATTATGTGGACATGCGGCGTAGCCTTAGCTTACGTTTCTGTAGTGGAGCCGGTATCAAGGTTTGTTGCTAAAGTCTGGTTTGGCTACGTTGGAGATTTCCCTATCATAGACACCAATCTTACGATGCAGATATTAATGGGTATTCTTGGGCTTGGCGCATACAGAACGGTCGAAAAGATTAAAGGCGCAGAAGGAAATAGATGAAAGAGAACTTTGAAAAATCGCTGGAGCTAGTATTGCAGCACGAAGGTGGGTATATCAATCATCCATCAGACCCCGGTGGCATGACAAATCTTGGTGTTACCCAAAGAGTGTGGGAGGATTATGTCGGACACAAAGTCGATGAAGCAACAATGCGTAGCCTCACAAAAGAGATGGTTTCGCCACTCTACCGCAAGCAATATTGGGATGCTGTCCACGGCGACCAGCTTCCTAGCGGTGCTGATTATCTTGCCTTTGATTTTTCTGTTAATGCTGGTGCTTTTCGTTGCATCAAAACTATTCAACGTGCGTTAAAAATAACGGCTGATGGCATCATTGGCCCCGTAACCGTAAAGGCTATTCAAGATACAAATGCCGAAGAATTTATCAATAATTTTACAGACGCTAAAGAAAGTTTCTACAAAAGTTTGGCAAACTTTCCAACTTTTGGCAGAGGTTGGTTTAATCGCGTTGCAGAAAGCAAAAGAATTGCCGAGGGAATGATTGTTTAACCCCACTTATCATAGGCGACAAACGTAATGCCTACTTCTACATATTCAATTACTAGAGATCAAATTATTCTTTCAGCTTTACGTAAGATAGGAGTAGTTGAGCCTGGAGATACGTCAGCCACCATAGATGCTGCTATAGTTACAAACTGTGCTCAAGCTCTTAACCTTATGGTTAAGCAATGGATGACAGAAGGCATTAAACTTTGGACAGTTACTGAATACACACTCCCTCTAATAGCTAGTCAGACTGAATACACTATTGGCCCCAGTGGGCCTGGTTTGGTTGCTGATAGGCCGTTACGTCTTATCCAAGGTGTTATTAGGAACATTGCCGTAACCCCATACATAGACACACCCCTACAGATTCTAAGCAAACAAGAGTACATGACTCTTGGCTCTAAGTTTTCTACTGGTATAGCCAATTCTGTATATTTAAACCCAGGAACTACATCTGCTTCGGTCAAGTTTTTCCTGACTCCAGATACCTCTACAGCAACTAACTACCAAGCTATTCTGACCTGCCAAAGACCTATCTACGACATCTCTTCAGCTTCATCTGTTCCAGATTTTCCTAATGAGTGGATGCAAGCTCTTGTTTGGGGGTTAGCTGACCAGCTTTCGCTTGAGTTTGGACTGCCTATTAACCACAGGCAAGAAGTAATGCTGCGAGCTGAGAAATACAAAGACCAACTAACAAGCTGGGACATTGAGAATGAGAGCACTTTCTTTCAACCTGATGCTCGTAACTTTACTTCTTTTGGTAGATAACTATTATGTCAATGGTTCGTATACCTTTAACTCAACCTATACGCTCTAGAACAGCTTCTACAGCCAAAGACTCTAGAAGTGTTAACTGCTACTTTGAAGGATCTGTTCAAGGCCAACGAGAAAACATTAAACGTCCAGGGCTGCTGAACACCACAATAACGCCTGCTATGGCTGCTGGACAGGCACAAGGTATATATAAATGCGTTAATGGGTATCTATGGATTGTTATTAATAACGCCATCTATCGGATAGATTCTAATTTTGCATCTGTAGCCAGCGGAACTGTAGCAGGAACAGTGCAAAATGTTTATTTTGCTGAATCTTCTAACGATGATTTTTTGTTTTTTCACAACGGAACTAACGGGTATGTATCTTCAGCCGAAGGTGCTTTTGCAGTAATAGCTGCGGGAAGAATATATGAAGTAAGTATTCTTACTGGTGGTGCTGGGTACGTTACTCCTACTTGCACTTTTAGTGCTCCGCCTAGCGGCACTACTGCTACTGGAACAGTAGACTCAACCGGAGGGGTAGTTACGGGAGTAACCATAACTAACTATGGATCTGGGTATGTTTCAGCTCCTACCTGCACTATTAACCCTGTAGGTGGTGGTTCTGGTGCTACTGCACTAGTGTCTCTTAATGGTTTTCCTTCTGGTGCTGGAGCTTTAGCTAGTGGCTCAGTGTTCTTAGATGGGTACACTGTAGTTGCTACTAAGTTAGGTCAAATATACAACTCTGATCCTAATGATCCTTTTCTCTGGAATCCTTTAAACACAATTGCTGTTGAGTCTGATCCAGATTTTGTAGTAGCTATTGTTAAGCATTTTAACTTTATAGTTGCTTTTGGTTCTTGGAGTACTGAGTTCTTCTATAACGCAGCTAATGCTGAAGGTAGCCCTTTCCTAAGACAAGACTCATACAAAAACGAGATTGGGTGTGCTGATGGAAATAGTGTGGTGCAATACCAACAAAGTGTTATTTATGTTGGCAAATCAAAAACCTATGGAAAGTCTGTATATAAACTAGATGGGTTTACTCCTGAAAAGATCTCAGACCAATACATAGAGAAGTATCTTAACGCTGACACTGATACTGAGATTCAAGCATTTGCTTTTAGGATAGCTGGTCACACATTTTATGTGATGACTTTGCCTAATCTAGATAAAACTTTTGTTTATGATACAGACCAAAAAATCTGGTATGAGTGGACTTCATACTATAGTGGAGCTGAACATGCGTATAAAGTGTGGACAGCAACTGAATTCTTTGTGGGAACCTATGGAGTAGATTCAACTAGTGGCGCTCTATATAAAGTAGACACTAATACCTACTCAGATAATTCACAGCCCATTTATTGGCGAGTTGTTACTAATAACTTAGATGCTGGAACTAGACACAGAAAGTTTTTTGAATCTGGAGAAGTAATTGGCGATAAGGTAAGTGGGACAATGAGTGTTAACTTTTCTGCTAATGACTACAACAACTTCTCTGCGGTTAGATCAATAGCTTTAAATGACCCCAGAAGTATTATTTGGCAGTTAGGCCAGTCTAGGTATAGGGCGTATCAGTTTTTAGTTACAGCAGACATACCACTACGTTTATCTGACTTTGAGCTATCTGTACAAGCTGGTGAACAAGCCTCTGATCCTCAACTAGAAGCTGTAGCTGCTCAACAAAGTTAACTATGACTATTACTTATGCTAAAGAAACTTATGCAGATATTATTGAAGACATAAAACCTTTGTTAGAAACCCATTGGCAAGAAGTAGCCAACTATAAAGACAAAGTGCCTTTAAAGCCCGACTTCAGTAAATATCAACTATTAGAAAAAAATAAAGCTTTAGTTATAGTGGCTTGTAGAGATAAAGAAAAACTTATTGGATATTCAATATTTTTTCTTAGTAGGCATCTGCACTACACTACTTGTCTAGTAGCCAGTAACGACGTATTGTTTCTTACTAAAGCATTTCGTAAGGGCAGAGCTGGTATTAAACTTATTCAAGAATCAGAACGACTCTTAAAAAATATGGGTGTTAATAGAGTCATTTGGCACATTAAGCCAAAAAATAATTTTAGTCCTATTTTGATTCGTATGGGGTACATACAAGAAGAAATCATTATGGGAAAATTTTTAGGAGATTGACATGGCGTTTACAGCTGCTGCTACTGTTTTTGAAGTTATAGGCGAAACATTTGTTGCTGAAGCATTTATTGCTGATGCTGCTACTGGCCTAGTTATGGATGCAGCTACTGGGGCACTTGTAGAAGGCCTTGCTGTTGATGCAGCTACTGGAGCAATAGTAGATGCTGCTACAGGAGCAGCAATAGATGCCGTAGCAAACACAGGCTTAGAAAGTATGCTGCCTGCCGACATTAACGACTTTACATCTAAGTGGTATGAAAGTGCTTTTCCTAAGAGTTCTAATTTGGTTGCTGACCCGGCTTCTGAATGGACGTTTGATAAATTTACAAAGGGAATAACAGACAACCCCATTAGATCTGCCTTATCTGCTGGGCAGATATTGAGTGGAATCTCTACTGCTAATAAGGCTATGTCTCCAGAGCAAGCTAGAGCTATGGCTGATCCCTTTTCATCTTCTAGACAACAGTATGTAAACCAACTTAATGCTGTAATGGCTAATCCTTCTTTAGCTATGTCCCAACCTGGGTACCAGTTCCAACGTCAACAAGGCGAACAAGCAATAGACAGAAAATTAGCAGCTAGGGGTATGGGGTCATATACCCCCGACGGTAGAGGCTCTGCTTCTGGTGGTGCTGATATTGCCCGCATGAAGTATGGACAAGAGTATGCCTTAGGCTCATACAACGACTATGTTAAGCAGTTGTCTGGGTTAGCTGGGGCTACTCAAG